ATCAATAAAGCTATTAGACCCATCATGATATATCTGTAAGTCACTGCCAGTACCCATAATTATTTTGTTGTTATCATCTAAAACAACATTAGAATGTATGTTGACTTGTGCACTGATATCTACTGCACCATCAACGTCTACAACGTCTAGGTTAGTCGTTCCATCTACGTCTAAATCGCCATTAAAATCAACATTGCCTGCTACAGCTAATGTTGTTGCCATGTCAACAGCACCATCAATATCCACCACATCAAGATTGGTTGTTCCATCTACGTCTATGTCACCTGATATATCTAAGGATACTGCATCAAGTTCACCTGCTACTGTTACAACACCACTTGCAAGTGTGATTAAATCTGTATCATCTATATGACCTATTGTAGCACCATTGATGTTTACGCTATCAATAACTGCTTGTGTAATGGCACTGTTAGTTCCTAGTGTAACACCATCTATAGCACCACTATCAATATCTACTTTACTTATATCAACTTCGCCTGTACCGTTAGGTGTTAAGGCAATGTTACCATTTGTATCTGTGCTTATTATAGTATTACCATTAATGTTAATATTATCAACGTCAAGGTCACCTGCTATGTTAGCAGAGCCTGTTATTGTTAATGTAGTAGTATCAATAGTTACAGCAGTAGAAGCATCAATGTCTAGGGTAGGTGCTGTAATCTCAACTTCAGTATCTGCATCAATATCAAGTTGACCATCTGCACTTGATACAATCTTTAAATCAGTATCACGGAAATACATATTACCTTGTAAGTATGCATCTTTATAAAGCAGTGATGCTGTACCCAAGTCAAGTGTATTAGTTGTCTTTGGTTTAACTTGAGTAGCACTTACAACAAGGTCTTGTACAGGACCTACAACTGTAACAGGAGCACCTTCTGCTGAAGTACCATCATGTGTATGACCTGAACTAGAATTAAATGTAGCTACTACTGCATCAAACTCTCCATCTAAGTCAGAAGCATTTATTACGTTGCCATCAGCTATATTATTTGATGCATCGTTTCTTGTATAACCTGTTCCCATTTAATTGACTCCTATGCCTATATTCTTATTATATGTCTTTTGTTTTTAACGTCTATCGTGTATTCCATACTCTACTGTTAGTGCATCTAGTGAGAATGGTGGGTCACTATTGTTTGAAGTAAATTGAAATGAAACAGCAAACCCTGAACCTATAACTTGTGTCTCAAATAACTTCTGTAACTTAGTACCATATGCTGTTGTACCATATGTACCTGAACCATAAAATCCTACAACACCTTCTGTGTTAGCGAAACTAATTGGTGATGGTTGTATTATATCCTGTCCATCAAAGTCTAACTTTAAACTAGCATCAAAATTTACACTACCTTGTGGGTCAGTATACAAAAACAATTTATAAAATGTCTTTCGTACACGTGGGTCTTGTATAGGTAGATGAGGTGTAGCAAATGTTGTTTGGATATTAGTACCATCAAAACTATTACCTGACTCCATCTGATATAAGTAACCATCATCATTAGAGAATAATATAATCTCTACTGCTTCATTATAGTTACTATCTGCTACATAGGCACGTATTCCACGTGTCTCTGCAAAACCTGTACCTGCACCACCCTGTTCAGCAAATTGTGTTGCAATTATACCTTGGGCATTTTCTTGTGTTGTATTAGTATTATACCCAAGTAATCTATATTGTGACTTCTCTCTTATTACAGTGCCGGTAAATGATGTATTAGCAGCAATTAAAGATGTCATATTCTTTTGAATAGGCTTAGATACAGCAGCTAATCCAAAGTCTCCAATTCGTGCTGTAGCACTTAATAATCTTAATCCATCAGCACCTAGAAATATAACGTCACCACCTATCTCTTGTATGGTATCACCTTCAATACAACCAATATCGTCTGTAATAGGTTGCAGAGAAAAGTTAGCTACACTATTTCCTTCAAGCTGTTGAATAGTCTTTTCAGTAAAAACAATTAACTGTTGTCTAAAAACAAATAAGCCTGTAATTACACCACCTACATTTATTGAACCTGCACCATTTGCTACAGAAAATGAGTTATCTGAGTATGGCTCGGTAAAACTTAATGTATTTCCTTTCCCAAAGAACAGTGACTTTTTAAATTCTGTTACATGAGTAGCACCTATAATATCACTAGGTGCAGATTCTAAAACTGTAAAAGTTGAACTGTCATATAATGCAGGTGTATTTACACCATCTATTATAGCAACTTTTTCTGTGCCTGTCAAGTTATACTTTGCAAATCTTGTTCTACTAGCACCATCTCTACTTGTAGATAAAAATGTTATTATTGCATTATCAGCAGGACTACTAGCTAGTGCTGGATTTATAGCTAATGTACTAGCACCTGAAGATACTGTTGCATTAGCAGTAACTGTATATACTAAATCAATTCCTGCTATCTTAAACACATCTCCTGCTCTAGGAGCACTTGTTAAACCATCTATATCTAAACTAGTACCTGTTTGACTACCTGCATTAACAAGAGGTGTTCCATAACTAGGAACATTTATATGTGTGTAGCCACTACCTGATGTAAAGAATATATTATCATTCTTAGCTACAATCGCATTGTCTTCCCAACTTGCTACACCTAAAGTTAAGTAATTAGATGCTGTACTTGTAAAAGTAACAAGTGCTGCATTAGCTGGACTAGAACCTAAACTTGTTGTTAAAGTAAGTGTAACTCTATTATTTGTAGCATCAAATGTAACTCCACCTGATGCTATTGTGTATGTTCCTGTTACCCCTGCTATTGTAAGTGTGTCACCTGCTTCTGGTGTAGTGTCAATATTACCAAGTATAAGCGTTGTGCCTGATTGACTTGCACCATGTACTACAGGTGCTCCATATGGAGGTATTAAGTTACTGTCGTATTTATCGTATCCTTCAATCCTACGATAGCCACCCTCAACTGAAGGCTCAAAGTTACGTAGAATACGTGCTGTTCCCGGTGCATTTGTACCCTGTTGTAGAGGACTTAGGTTGGTCATAAGACCACCCTTAAATTCTACAGGATAAGTTTGCCAGCTATCTGCCATATTATTGTTATCCTAACGGTAGTCTAGCGTAACCTGCTCTACCACCACCCATACTATGAGGAATCATAGAAGACCTAACATAATTATAACGATTAATAATCATAGAACGCATGTGTTTAATACCATCTTCAAACTTGTCTTTAGCAATAACTGCATCTTGACTATTACCTCTAAATAAATAAGCATAGTGCATTGCACCATCTACAATTATATGTTTAAATCTTTCAGGTATAGCAGGAACATCTCCGTATTGCTCTAAATCTACAGGAATACGATAATACTCATAAATTATTATATATGCTTTATTAGGTGCAGGTGTCATTATAAACTCAAGAGATGGTGCATGGATAACTGCATTTGGTACACCCTGACCACTTGAACTTGATGAATATTCTTGGTCTACAAAACTTCCAAGATATTCTTCGTAAGCTAATTTAGAAAGTTTAGTTGTGCTATTACCTAACGTAGCATTTTCTTTAATTCTAAAAGTATCAAAGTCAATAACCTTGGTATCTGAAGGAAATGGATAACGAGATATACCTGCTGTAAGAGTATCTTCCTGTTCTACATGATTAAATGCCCATTCATATTCAGATTGATTTATATAGCGAATAGATGAGTTTACTGCATCTTTAGCATGAGCATAGAAACCAGCAGCACCACTAAAATTAGACGATGTAAGTTCTACTTCATTTAAACGTCTGTTTATTGAGTTGACTAGTTCTAAAAAATTATATGCCATATATGCTATTTCTCTCTAATTGTAAGTTTAATAGTACGTTCAGCAGTGCTTCCTGTGCTATCAGTCATACGACAAGTAAATGTATATTCTCTATTATTTATACCACTACCAACATTAATTGTTGCCACTGTATCTGTATTTGACTGAGATACATTTTGAATACTGTCCGTAACTTCACTACTAGATGCTGTTGTTAAATCTTCCCCACTAGCTAAAGCAGTTTTACCTATCTCACTTGTTTGTACAAACCACACAACAGAACTAATTGTAGCTGTACTAAGAAAACGTGACCAATCTACACTATAATCTAGTGTTTCATCAGGGTCTTTTAGCGGCCATCTATATGACATTAGTATAACTCCGTTACGTAAATAGTTCTATCTGCTGACGTAGATTGTGCTTCAATATATACTATTCTATTCTCTTGTGGTATATTAACTGTTCTTTCAGCTGCTGTAGACATTAGGCTGCTCTCGCAATATTAACTGTCCTAGAACGACTATATTGACTAGCCACGGCTTCAAAATCAAATATAACAGCAGTCTTTGTAATTGTTCCTATCACTGTAGTTCCTTGTACTCCTGTTAATGTTAGGGTTGCTGTGGCTGTTAAAGTAGGTGTATTTATGCTACCTGTAGCACTAACACTTCCAAGTAACTCAGTTGGCTTATCTTCTACAGTATTAACAAAGCCTGTACCTTCAACACCTATAAGTGTTACGTTTGCTGTGCCTGTTAAAGTAAGTGTATTTACAGAACCCGTAGCACTAACACTTGCTAATAGCTCTGCTATATGTACTTGTACAGTATTAACTGCACCTGTAGCACCAACTCCTGTAGATATACGTTCTGTAATATCTATCTCAAAGCCACCTGCTGTAACGCTAGTGATAGCACCTGTTGCTTGTACACCTGTTAAAACAATAACAGGAGTTACAATACCATAACTTGCAGCTCCATATTTTCCTGTACCATAAATGGCATCAGCAATATCATAGAAAGCCATATAGTATCCTTTAAGCTATACGTATAACAGCGTTAGAAGCATCAGCAGCAGGAAACTCAATAGTTAAGTCACCAGCAGTAGCACTAACAGTGCCACCAAAATCAATAACAGCTATAGCCGAATTACTATTTGCTGTATTATAAATGATACATCCATCGGCAGAGACAGTTACGTCTGCAAATACTTCATCTGCAAAATCTACAAGTGCAGTAGTACCACTGACTGTTATAGCTGCACTACCTAACACCTGACCACCAGCACTATAATTAGTACCGGATGCTTCATCAGAGTTGCCTGTTACGTTTGAATAATTAGTTGTGGCTACACCATATGTGCCAGATGGCGATGCTTTGATAAGTGCTATTTTAAGTGAATCAGTATCAAGGTCATGAAGACCACCTAATAATTCAGATTTAAAACTAGTACACATTGCAGTTGTAATTGCCATGATTTAAATTCCTTTGGTAATAATTCTTATTCAAGATAAGAGAGCAAGTTGCCCTGCTCCCTTATATATGATTTAAGCTAGTGTGTCTCTGTCAACTTCGTCAGCAGAAGTATCACCTTGAGTGGATACATCCATCATGACAGCGTAAACTCTAAGTTTACCTGCTGTATAAGTAGCACCTGCTCCACCAAAAAGTAAGTCAATGGTATCGTCAGCTGCTGATACAGTATCACCAGTGATAGCAACACTTGGTGCATAAACACCATCAGAAGCACCATCAATGTCAAATGCAGCAACAAACTCATCAACGTCACCACCTGTGAAGCCTAGAGCAGCTGTAGCATCTGTACCTGTATTCATAGTCGCACTTTCAACTACTTCATAACCTGCAGCTAATATCTTCGTACCTGCTGGCACTGTAATTGCTTGTACAGTGTCTGTAGCAGTAGAAGAAATAGCTGTAGCTGTTAAGTCAATAGTATTTTCCACCATATATGGGGAACGACCACGAGATGAGCTACCAGAGGAAGCCGCAAGTAACGATGTAATATTCGCCATAATTCAATCTCCCTATGCTAAGTGATAAGCGGCAGTACAGATTGCTTCAGGGCGAAGAATCTTTCTACCGTATAAATGCATACCACGAACAATATCAGCAAAAGAATC